GCAGCGCGCCAATAACATGCGGCTCCGACATTGCCGCTCTCTCCCGAAACATCAACAATCGGGATCGTAAACGGCGCGCCTCCCGCCGCGAACGCCAAGTTGGTGGCGGCTGCTACATGATACCGGACTAGCGTGGTAAAATTCTGCAATGACAACTGCACCGCGTCAGCCTCCTACCTGAAAGGAAAGCGTCTGCGTCTGGCCGCTCGGCGCGTCGACATATCGAATATACACATAGACGGTGGTAGGCAGGCCGTCTGGTGCAAGCTGGATCTCGATCACGGGCTCGGGCGTGCGGGCGACGCTGCTCTCCTGGAAAATCTGGCTGCGCACGACGGCAGCTATTCGGGCTGAACCGACCGGCTTCCCAATGAACTGCGGCAGCCCGGCACCATAAGCTAGTTGCCAGATATAGTCGCCCTGGTTGGTCAGCAACCGTCGCAAAACCCGTTGCTGGCCCAGCACAGATCCGTCGACGATAGCCAGATCGCCGGTTGGACCCACGACAAGGTCAGACCCCCATTGATGTGAAAGATCCCCCATTCACCTAATCCTGTGGGTTCGGTGGGCCGCTCACACCGGGGTGCACATGCACGTCGTAGTGCTGCCGCAAACGGTTGAGCGAGCCATGGCTGTCATACACGTCGCCAGCAACATGTAGATCGCCGTTAACCTGTATAGTCCCGTCTGCTATAAGCTTGATGTAGCTGCCCGACTGATGAACCAGCCAGAACTCGCCGGCTGGTGCCGCCGGGGGTACTGCCGTTGCACTGAAGGCCGCTCCAATGATCATTCCGTGATCCGCGTGACCTTCCTGCGCAATCACCAACACTTGGGTCCCCGGGCTGGGCAGGCAGACAAGCCCCCAGCCGTTGCCCGCCCAGGGTGTCAGTACTGGCAGCCAACCGCTCAAAACCCCCTCGGGCTGCAGCGTCACCCGCGCAGTCGCAGTGCTCGGATCAACGGATGTCACGAGCGCCAGCCGCGGCTGGGCCACCCCCAGATCCAACGCACCGGCCTGCGCCTTAAGTGCATTCAGAAGCTGCTGCATCACCACTATGTCCCTGAGGGCCAATTTCTCAGTTTCTGCAGCACCTCAAGCATAAATGCTGGTCGCTGTCAGGCTCCCCGGACTGGATGATCCGGAGTCACTGGCGCTTCGCATACGCACGGTCTGCGCAAAACCATACGCAAAACTGAGCCGACGGATTACCTCGTCGACCATGTAAACCTGGTCGAAGGCAGTGCCGGTGCCCTGCAATTGCACCTGGGCGCGGGGAAAGATCGTCAGCTCTCCCGCCATCCTGGCAGTGACTCTACGCTCGTGAGCAAGCAACTCGTTAAGTTTGAGTTGTGCCAGTTGGCTGGCTTGGCTGTCGGTCAGATTCGGCTGCACCACGACGTAGTTCTGGGGTGTCGTCGATCCGCTCGCCGTCGCATTGTTGACGGTACTGGTCACCACGGTCTGCTGCGTAGTGTTCCAACTTTTCACCGAGACTGTGATCGGCCCAGCCAAAGTCAGCTCGCGATCCAGGCGCAAAGCCTCCAAATCCGCTATATCCAACAAGATCGAAGCCAAGCCGTCAGACGCGGGAGGCTGAAAGTAGAGACTGTCAGCCTGGACAAAGACATCGAAGGCCTCCTGCTTCGCGAGCAATACCAGCAGGTCCCAATCGGTTGTCGTCCGGCTGAACTGGTCGAGCGTGATCCGCTCGTGCTGATCCTGGTAGTAGCGGCCAATCAACGTGGTGGTGTCAGTCACTACCGGCGTCAGCCCCGCCCGTTGCGCCAGCAGGGTGGCGATCTCGCTCGATGTTCGGTTGGCAAAAATCTCCTGCGTCCGTGCCTGGATGAGTCTGGACGTCAGATCACGTCCCTCGATGGCAACCAGTCCTCGCAGGGGCTCGATCGTGACTAGGTCCACCGTGCCTTGCAGCAAGCTCTGCGGCACCGAGACGCCGTCGGCGCTCACACGTATGTCAACGGAAATATCAGCCTCGTTCGCCCAGAACGCCGCGTCGAAGCCGGGATCCGCCCCCAGCGCGACCTCGGCCGTGAAACGGTCGGCGCCCAGGTAGTTGGTCGAAATGACCTGGGCGCTGCTGCTCCCGTTCAGTGGCACGCCATTGGCAACGATCAGCAGGCTCGGCTGGCGCGCCGGCGTTAGGACGTCACTGGCTAACAATTCCGCCCCCAGCCTGCGGGTTGACCATCGGGATCAGCAGCGTGGTCACACCAAGCAGTACAGGATCGCTGATTTTGTTCAACTGCGCGATCCGTATCCATTGGGTCGCATCACCCAGTTGCTGAGCTGCAATCTGAAACAGGTTGCCGCCGGCTACGGTCACGGTCTGCATTCCTGGGCCTATGTGCTGGCGTTTGTCAGGTTCAGCAATGCGCGCCCGGTATACCCTGACGCCGCGGTCAAGGCCGCAAGGATTCCAGTCGTATTAGCCATTGCATTCAGCGAGCTGATCCCGGTTGCCGCGGTGGCCGGACCGAACAGTGTCTCGGTATCAATCCGATTACCCGTCGTCGTGATGGCTCCGGCAATACCAAGGTTTGCCTGGGTCAGACTGCCCAGCGCGGTGTTGTAAGAGGTCGTACCTGCAACGGCGGCGCCGGGGACCGCGGCATAGGTCTGCGCCGCTGTCAGGCTGACGGATGACGGCAACCCAAACCCGGCTGCAGAACCCAGGTCATCCAGCACACTCGTCCCGAGATCGATCGCCGCCTCGACAAGCTCCGCCGCGTCATCTCGCAACACCAGGCATTCAACGCGGTACGGTATCCACCAGCTGCATCGGAAGTCAGCAGCAAAGCTTCGGATAATGACCGAGTAGATGAACACGTCCCAGGAGAGCGATAGCACCCCGCCAGCCGCTCTTAGCTCATCTATCAGCCGAGCTCGTTCGGTCGCGTCCGTCCCCGAGAAAAAACCCTGGAACGTGATCGCTGCATCCTGCCGTCCGAGGGCGTCCACGACGCGCCGACCGCCCGGCAGGTCATGAACAACCAGCCGCTGGGCACCTCCAAAGGTGATCCCGGACACCACTTCGAAATTGTCGAGGACCACCGGGCCGAGAACAACGGCTGAATCAGACATGGCCCGTCCTCCTGCAGGTGCGGCGGCCGTTGGCCACGCCGGTCATGTGCACTGCTCTCATGCCCCGATCGGCGCACCCGCCCAGACCGGCGTCATACGCGGGTCAAATCCGACCCCGCCACTCGGCGGGCGGCTAGCGGCATGGGCAAGATAGTCGGCCATCCAACGGCCCAACTCCATGCCGTCGATCACGATCGTCCCCGATGTTGTCTGCTCCCGGTGGCGGTCGGTCGCCTGCCGGGGCGCCACAGATGCAACATGCTCCCGATGAGGCGGCCCACGCGGCGGTTCGGTCGTCGGCAGCATTGGCAAGCCACGCGGCGGCGGCGCCATGCTCGGCACCGGTTTCATGTCGGGCTGTCGAGGTGCTTCAAAGGGTGCCGCCGGCGCCGCGGTTTCAATCCGCGTGACGGGTGCCGCAGCTTGCTCAGGCGGCCTTTTTTCAGGTGCGGCCGGCAACGCCACCGGCATTGCGGCTGTCCGCATCGATGGCGTTAGCGCAGGCGGTGGCGCCACCGGTTCGGTCATTGTCAGCGAGCTCGGCCTAGGTGCCGGCGTCGCGGTTGGCTCACGAATCGCAGGCGGGGGAACCTTCGAAACCGGGGCCTCGGCCGCAATCGGCCGCGCCTGCATCGACAGCTCGGACGCGGCGACCGGTGCAGTCGTTATCGGAGCAGTCGCCTCGCCTATCCCAGCGGCCATGGCTTGGGCTGGCGCGCCTACAACGGTAGCGCTCGAAATCTTCGTTGTCTGCGGAGAAGGCTCGGCACTAGGTCTCACGATAGGTGCGGCAGGGGCCGCCTCGCCATCGTCTTGGGTGGTCGCTGCCATTGAGGCCCGCGGCGGCGTCGTGATCGGTGCGTCCGGTGTTCCGAATTGCGGAGCCGGACCTGCGGACGCTGCCTCGGGCATGGTCACGACAGGCGTCCGCGGTGGCACCGCCATTTGCCGCGCTGCTGCTGCGGCCGATTCGCGCGTCAGCGCCGCCATGGCGCCGGCCTGCGCAACTCCTGCGTTTACCGCCCCACGAGCCACTTCTTGCAGGCGAGTCAAGTTAGCGGTCGATACAACAATCGCTTGATCCAGCGCACCCAACTCGCGACGTATCGTCTCAATACCCGCCGATACGCCATCTTCCAGCGCCAGCGTCAGTCCGACGGTATATGCATCGTTCATCGCATGGCCTCCCGCAACGCCTCAGCTGTCGCGGTGCCGAGAGCCTGGATCGCCTCCGCGGCGGCCGCGCTGCCGGCTGGTGCCAGGAACGGTCGTGGCGGCACCGTCCGCGTTCCCTCTTCCTGGAAGACCGCTGCGGGGTCAGTGGAAGCTACCACGATGGCATGCGCCGTGACATCACTTGCGATGCTGGCACGCAATGTGCCGGTGCGTTCCCATGGGTTGCCATGCTCATCGCCTGGCAGGTGGGACAGGCTGTCCACCACAGTCGTCTCGATCCGCTGGGCGATCGCCTGGCCGGCCGATCGACGTGTGGCCCCAAGATCAAGGGCCTGCAACGAACGCTCCAACCCCCGCAGCCGTTCCAGCAACTGCCTCAACGTTCCTCCTCCCAACGCAGATGCAGCCAATCGAAACTGCTGCCCTGCAAGGTCCCCAGGATTACGACGTACGCAAGCCGCTCATCCGGCGGTAGCGAGAAAGCCACATCAAACGGCACCCCGTTCTTCACCAGGTAAAGGCAGTCGATCAGATCGGGGTGCCGACTCAGTTTCCCGCGGATGCCACCATCGCCTGCGGGTCAGCCGTCTCATGTCCCGTCAACGCCGAGGCCGCGGCGGCGATACCAGTATCGCCCAACCGCGCGACCAATGCCTCGATCTGCTGCTCATTGGCGGGCACGGGCACAGGAACGTCGTCGATCGCAAGGACAGAACATGCCAGCAGCGCCATGCCCAACCACGGCTCATTCTGAGACAGCATCGGCCCAGCCGCCTTAAAAAGCCGCAGTTTATCGAGCGCATTCATGCGCCGCAGCGTCAGACGCCGTCCATCGGCAGCAATCACAACGTTCGGTTGGCTTGTGCTCGCGATGATCTGCGCGGATGGTCCGCCGATCATACGCGCTGCCTCTGCGATGCGAAGAATTCAAGCTTCTGCTTCACGCTCGCATCGCCTTTCCAATTGCCCGCGCTGGACAGCTTGAAAACGACGGTATTATATTGATATGTTGAGGTCGATCCATCGGTCTCAGTTACGTACTGATAGACTGTCCCAAACGGTACGCCGTCTCCGTTGAAGTAGGACTGCTCTGCTGCGGCGATAAAGTCGTCGGCAGCAGAAGTGCCGCGTTCGAGTTCAAATGTGCCTTCCCACCCGCGCGGCAGCTCGGCAGAAATCTGTGTGCCGTCCAGCTTGTCCACCCGGATCGAATGGGTGATCTGCCGGCTTTCGAACCCTGTCACATAAGACAGGTCCACCCGTCCGGCCGGTCCGATCAGCACAAGCTGACAGTCGCGACCGATATTGAAGTTATTGATCGGCATGTGTTACGTCCCCTTAGCTCGACTGTCCGCTCGGGAGCGTCTGCCGGCTCACCTCAACCGTCTGGCCGCCCTCAATGTTGACGATAAACTTCTCGTTAATCGCCTGGTAGTTTACCTGCGCATCGGACTGCACATAGCCAAGCTGCGTCCGGCTGGTCGGGTTGTTGGACGTGTCGCACACCACGCTGAACGGCAGGGAGCCGTCGGTACTGCCCAGCATTCCCTGCGACAGCATGTTCTGGAAAAAGCTCAGCTGCGTCGATCGGATGTTCTGGAACAGCTGGGCGTTGATCACTTGGCCGACATACTGGCCCATGCCGGCGGCTAGGGTCGCTGCGATGTAGTTCGTCAGGCGCGTGTAGTTGTCACCGTTGATGGCAGAATTGGTGCTCGAATTATGGCCGCCGCGGACGCCCCAATAAGCGCCTCCTGGCTGCGGGTTCGCGATCACGTCGATCCCCGCGCTCAGCAGCGCCGCCAGATCGGCCGAGGCATAAGTCGTCGCCTGACCCGAACCCGGCGTGCCGGATTTCTGGCTGCCGACGATGGCGTAAAGCTGCTTGTTCAGGCTCGACTGCTCGGGCGACAAGTTCGCCAACCGGCCCGCAACGAAGCCTTGCGGCGAGACCAGTCGCACTGTGTTATTCACCTGGTCAGACCAATACAGCCAGTCGCCAAACATCAGTTTGGCTGCATAGCTATCCAGTCCGGCACACGCGGCAACACTGACAGCATTCTGGATGTTGTCGCCGGCGGGGCCGGTCAGGATCATATACACCCCCTCGGAAAGGCCGAAGGCAGCCTGCACGCTCCACTGTTTCGGATCGGTCGCGTCAGCGAGCAGTCCGAGGCTGCAGGTCTGTCCACGCAGGGCATACATGCCCGTCCTAGGCAGGGTATCGGAACCAACCAAGTTCGCCGCGGTAATATTGGCCGCGCCGTCGGTGCCATTCGCGAAAGTATAGCTGGCAACCACAGGCGAACCGTTAACAGAGTTACCGGACCCGACCTGCGCGGTCACCAGCTGCGACGGACCGCGCTGCAGGCTCAGGCCGTTATTTACTGCGTTGGCCATGTTCTGCCAAAGCTGTAGACCGGTACCGGGAATATTGTCGAACAGCTCAGGCTGCAATCCCGGCAGGGTCATCGTCAAACGCCACGTGTTGACGGCCGATCCGGCGCTCACACTCGCGATCAACGAGTTACCCAGGGTGCCCGTATACGCAGCGGTCAACAGCAGGGCATAATCGGTGCTGGACGCACTCTGTACCAGACTCTGCGCCGCGGTGTCGGTGCCATCGGTCACCCTCACGCAGCGGAAATTCCGGTATCATGTAGCAGCCGCCACCAACTTGGCGTTCGCGGCGGGAGGCGCGCCGTTTACGATCCCGATTGTTGATGTTTCGGGAGAGAGCGGCAATGTCGGAGCCGCATGTTATTGGCG